TCCGCAGGAATCGGAGTATACAAAAATTAATTTCTGGCACCGACCATTCATGCCACGACCTCCAACCCAAGGGTTTGGCAAGTTGCTCTCATCAACTCGATGAGGACCGCCATGGATCAAGACCAAACCCTACTGAGCACGAAGCTCTTGTCCCGGCGCTGGAATATTGCGCCGCGCACACTGGAACGCTGGCGCGCCGAGGGCCGGGGGCCACAGTTCATGCGAATTGGTCGGCACGTGCGCTATCGCCAGACAGATATCCAAGCTTTTGAGGCAAGGCATATTGAGGCTGGGGACTCTGAACAGCCCCTGACTGTCATCCGGTGCGCCGCATGAGTGCCCGCCTTTCAGTCACGCAAGCAGCAGTGTCGGAAATCACGCTGATGGCTTGGGTCGATGTGGCCGAGCCCGGGGCACGTCTCGTTTATCACCGCGGCTTTCTAGTGGTCGACACGACACCCAATGTCTCGATGCTTGGAAAACCCGCGCTTGAAGATCTGCGCGCCACCGCCAACGCAGCGTACCGGCTTTCCGAACTTGGCCGCATCCACCTCGTGCAGGAACGCCTTGGGTCAGATCGGTTTGCCTATCTCGCCATCGCCCGCCCGCAAAAGGTCGCTGTTCGAACTGCCGCTGTGAAGCAGCTCGCCGTGGCCGCCTGATCCCTCCACCCAGAAAGGAACCCCCATGACTTATCCAGAAAACACCCCGAGCGTGGATGACATGCTCAACATGCCGACCGGCGAACTGGCGCAGATGCCGGTCGAATTGCTGGCAGCGCTACAAGGCGAACTTGATCACGCCAGCAGACAGCTGAAGGCCGCCACTGCGCGGTTCAGCACCGCTCTTGAAGTGCGCTACGCCACCCGCGCCACTGAGGCGCGCCGGGCCTGTGGCAAGGATACGGGCACCGTTCGCCTCGCAGATGGTAATTACACCATCGTGGCCGATCTGCCGAAACGCGTCGACTGGGACCAGGAAAAGTTGGCGCAGATTGCAGCCAACATCGCGGGTAGTGGCGAAGATCCGGCCGAGTTCATCGACACCAAGTTGACCGTCTCGGAGCGCAAATACGGCGCGCTGCCTGAGGCTTGGCGCAAGGGGTTCGAGCCCGCCCGCACCGTTGGTTTCGGCAAAGCCAGCTTCAAGCTTGAGCCCGTAAACACGCCCTGAATACGGCGGCGGGGACGCCCTGACCGCAAGGCTGGGCAGGCTCCCCTTCGGCGCCCGGTCACCCCCCGCCGCTGTTGATCCCTGAACCATAACAAGGAGAGTGCCATGTCATTGCGCATTATCACTGCGGACGAACGATTGTCCGCTTCAGAAAACAAGACCTCGCTGGCGGTGTTCGGCCCCCCCGGCGTCGGCAAGACCACGCTGATCAAGACGCTGCCCGCGGACAAGGCGGTGTGCTTCGATCTCGAGGCTGGCATGAAATCCGTGCAGGACTGGCACGGGCCAAGCATCCCGATCCGCAGCTTTCCCGATTTTCGGGATCTCGTGATCCTGATCGGTGGCCCGGACCCGGCACAACACCCGGGCAGCTATTACGGGGTCGAATACCATGCCCATGTGCAACGTGAATATGCCGAAAGTGGGCTGGAAGTCTTTCTGAAGGACCGTTCCATCATCTTCGTGGACAGCATCACTGATCTGACGCGACAGGCCATGGCCTATGCCAAGCAGCAGCCTGAGGCCTTCTCGGATCGCACTGGCAAACCGGATGTGCGCGGTGCTTACGGGCTTCTGGGCCGCGAGGTCATTCAGGCGCTGAAGCATCTGCAGCATGCCCGCGGCAAAACTGTGATCTTCGTGGGCGTTCTGGAAAAAATCATCGACGAATTTGGGACGTCTTCATGGGTGCCGCAGATGGAGGGCACCAAAGCGGGCCGCGAACTGCCAGGCATTGTCGACCAAGTTCTCTCCATGCAACTTTTTAGCAAGGATGCCGAAGGGGCCTGGACGCTGGACGAGAAATCTACCAACCGCCGCCTTGTCTGCCAATCCGGCAACCCTTGGGGACTGCCCGCGAAAGATCGCTCCGGCCGTCTCGATATGACCGAACCGCCAGACCTCGCAGCCCTGCTGGCCAAGATCGACGGTCGTTCTGCACCGATCCTCCCAATCACCCCCAACACTACCTCTGTCTGAACAGGAAAGGACATATCCCATGAATTTTGATCTCAACGACGCTGGTCCGCAAATGGCTCCGATGGGTGAGCTGATCCCCGATGGCACCTTTGCCAAGGTGATGATGAAGCTTCGCCCCGGCGGTGCCAACGGTGCCAGTGAAATGGATGCGGGGCTCTTGAAAGCCTCGCCGCACAGCGACGCGAAAATGCTCGACTGTGAATTCACCGTGACCGAAGGGCCCTATGCTCGGCGTAAGTTCTGGCAAAACTTCACCGTGGCGGGCGGAAAGTTGGACGAAAAGGGCCAGTCGAAGGGCTGGAACATCTCGAAAAGCGTCTTCCGGGCAATGATCGACAGCGCCCTTGGGCTAAAACCTGAGGATCTGAGCGAGGCGGCGCGGGCCAAGCGTGTGATCGGTGGGTTGAAACAGCTCGATGGCATCACGTTTGCGGCGCGGATTATGGTCGATGTCTCGGACAACCCGAACTACCGCGACAGCAACAAGATTGCGAACGTTGTGCTGCCGAATGAGCCAGCCTATGCGGCAACTATGCGCGGAGAGGCGGTGGCGCCTGAGCCGGTGAATGCACCACCGCGCAAATCGGCAGCAGCGGTGCCTGCCGCATGGAATGCACAGGCCCCGGCACAGGCTGGCTGGTCCAACGCGCCGCAAGCTCCGGCCACGCAAGCGCAGCCCGGCTCGCCCGCAACCGCGGTAACACCCGGCGGCGCTCCGGCCTGGTTGAACAGCTGAGCCCATGACCTCGGATGAATGGCAGGCGCATGTCACGCGCGAAGCGGCAAAGGAGATCGGCAAATGGCTCGAGGCCTGCGGAAGACTGGATCGGCCTATCGCAAGCCTCCAACTCACGGACCTCGACGCCATGGCCTCGGTGGCCATCAGCCGCTTCGTCGTTCTGGCGTCGCACAAGATCCGGGAAGACCCGGGGGCGCATCCGGAACTCGAAAACCTGCTGATGGGGTGAGCCGCGTCTGCGCGATTTGCGGCCGGGAAGCCCGAGGCTTCGGCTTCTGCCTGCGCCTCCTGTCGTCGCAGTTTCCATTCTACCAATTCTGTTCGCGCCGGTGCCAGGACATCGGCGCGGACCTCGCCCAGAGGAGCCACGGAATGATTGATAAAACCGCACGCGAGGCACAGGCCATCCGCGACGCACGCAGGGATTTCGCAGAAGCACTGACAGCACTTGGCCTGATGGCTCCGTTTTTCGACCGCACGGCAGCTGAGATCGACCAGCTCATCGAGGCGGCGGTCACCGGCTACATCGACAGCATGCAAACCCAAGGTGCCCAGCCTGAACGCGATGGCTGCCTGCCTGAAGACCCCATTCCTTTTTAGAGGTGCATCATGATTGACCTGAACCATGGGTCTGGCGCGCAATATGCGCCATCACGACCCACGCCCGACATCACTGCGGCCCTGAGCGCCGCGATCGACATTGGTCTTAGCGCCCGGCAGCAGACTGAGCGTCCGCGCAGCTATGTCAGCTCGTCCGGGTTGGGCCGCGCCTGCCTGCGCCAGATCCAGTATGATTATCTGGCCGTGCCCAAGGACGATGGCCAGGACTTCGCTCCGAAAACGCTCCGCATTTTTGAGGCTGGCCACCGCGGCGAGGATCTGGTGGCCAGCTGGCTGCGGCTTGCAGGGTTCGATTTGCGCACGGAGCGCGACGATGGGCGCCAGTTTGGCTTTACCGCTCTGGGAGGTCGGTTCAAGGGACACATCGATGGCTGCCTCGTCGGCGGGCCGGTCGAGATGGCTTATCCCGCGCTCTGGGAAACAAAAGCCCTTGGGGTCTCGAGCTGGAGGGACACGGTGAAGCGCGGTGTGGCTGTCTCAAAACCCGTCTATGCTGCGCAGATCGCGCTCTATCAGGCCTATCTGGACCTGCCCAATCCTGCGCTCTTTACCGCGATCAATCGTGACACGATGGAAATCTACGCGGAACTGATGCCGTTCGATGCGGCCCTCGCGCAGCAGATGAGTGATCGCGCTGTTGCGGTGGTGCAGGCGTCCGATGCTCAGGAATTGCTCCCCCGAGAGGCGGCCGCGCCCACGTCCGTGGTTTGCAAGGGCGGAATGGCCGCGGGTCATTGGCATCCACCTTGTGCTTGGGCGCAGCGCTGCTGGAGGGCAAAATCATGATCCCGTACGCCTATGAATTCAAAAGGCTCGCGCCGCAATTACGCATGAAGTCCACATACGGCTTCTTTCTGGAGAGTGTAGAGGCCGCCCCGGTCTATTACTTTGCCGATCAGGCTGCGTTCGATAGCGACGACCTCAACGCTTTGAGCCGCCTGATAATGGCCGAGCCTCTAAAGCTGCCACACCCTGCGGTCATCTTCGAGGTGAGGGACCGGGATCCGCAGCGTGCAGCCTTGCTGGTGTATGCCCGTCAGTTTGAGGATCGGGTTGAAGCCGCGCTCTTCTCGCGGGACAGAAAACGTCTGCGCTGGACGGATTGTCTGGCCCATGCTGTGTTTGCCCAGCCCGGTTGGGCCGAGGTCACTGCTCATCCTAAAATCTCGCAAGATCAGGCGCAGATGTACCATGACGCCGTCTCGGGTATGGTCTGGCGTGCGCTCAGCATCTTGGCCTTCGCGGGCGACGACAAGCCACGCAAGGTGATGCAAGGCCTGCGCCGCAAATATGCCAAGGCCGGCGTGCGCGGTTGGACGTGGCACCAAATCACCATTGATGTAGAGCGCGCCCGAGCGAAAAGTTTGGAACTCGGCGGCACCCATGCCAGCCCGCGGTGGCATATCCGCCGCGGTCACTGGCGTCAGCTCGCAGACGGCCGCCGTGTCTTTGTGCGCCAATGCCAGGTCGGCGATCCCGCGCACGGTGGGGTGGTCAAGGATTACATTGTCAAAGGACGCGCCGCATGACCAGCATCACACCCTCCAACAGCCAGGCGGCAGCTATTCGCGCAATCAAGACCTGGTTTGAAACCCGCACGGCAGAGCAACAGGTATTCCGCCTGTTCGGCTATGCCGGGTCAGGAAAATCCACGGTGCTTAAGTTTGCACTCGATGAACTGGGCTTGTCCCCACATCGCAGCGCGCGAGAGGGGTCCTGTGTGCCGGGCGTTGTCACCGCAACATTCACGGGCAAGGCGGCGCTGGTTTTGAGTCGCAAGGGCACGCCTGCGCGCACCATCCACAGCCTGATCTATTCGGTAACCGAGGCCACAGAGGAAGAAGTCGAGGCCGCCGCCAAAAAAGTACGCGAGGCGGAAATCAGCGTCAGATCCCTAACTGGGTTTGATCGCACTGCGGCTGAGGCCGGGATTGAAGCGATGCGCCAGGCGCTGTCAGCGATGAAAAAACCGCGTTTTGCGCTGAACCCGCAAAGCGATGCATCGGATGCGAAGCTGATCGTGCTCGATGAGGTCTCGATGGTGGGTGAGGACATGGCGCGGGATTTGTTAAGCTTCAAAAAGCCTATCCTTGTACTGGGCGATCCGGGCCAGCTGCCGCCGATTAAGGGCGAAGGGGCCTTCACCAATGTCGTCCCGGACATCATGCTGACCGAGATCCATCGACAGGCAGCCGAGAGCGCGATCATTCGCCTGGCCACAATGGCACGCGAGGGCCAGCCGATCGGCTTTGGCAGCTATGATGACCACGTTGCGAAGATGCCCAAGGGTGACATCACGCCGGATCAGGCGCTGCGGGGTGGGCAGCTGATCTGCGGGATGAACGCGACGCGGCTGCAGTTGAACAACGCGATGCGCGCGGCTGCGGGCTTGGCGGGAGGCATCCTGCCGTCAGGTGCTGCTGAAAAAATCATCTGTCTGAAGAACCAGAATGACCTAGGGCTGATCAACGGTATGTTCCTGACACTTGAGGATATCGTGGATGAGGGCAGCCTCTACTTCTCGGCGGTGGTCACAGATGAGGATGGCCGGCGTGTTGGGGCGCCGGACCATAATGGAAAACCCGGCCGTCTGCGCCTCTATAAGGGGCATTTCGAAGATCACATCGGTTTTGATCGCACGCGCCATGACCGCGACTGGAAGGAGAAAAAGCACCTGACAGAGGCGACGTTTGGCTGGGCCATCACCGCACATAAGGCGCAGGGATCGCAATGGCAGAATGTCATCGTCTGGGATGATGGGCTTGGGCGCAGTGATCTTGACCGCCGCCGCTGGCTCTACACGGCGATCACCCGCGCTGAGCGCGGCCTTGTTCTTCTGGCCTGAGGTGTATCCCATGATTGACCTCAATGATGTATTCATCCCTGCCGCCCGTCATGATTTGAGTGCTATCAAGGCGCGGCTGGCGGATACGGCTCGTGATTGGCTGCCATCGCTCTTCCCTGAGGCGCAGCTGACCCACGACAAGCGATCGCTGCGCTGTGCAGATCTCTCCGGTCGCCGGGCACGCGGTGAGGGCTCGTGCATCATCCATCTTGACGGGCCCTACGCGGGTTGGGGCTTCGATTTTGCCACCGGCGAACGTGCGGGGCCGATTGACATGATCTACCACGCCACTGGCATGAGCGACGGGCGGCTTTTTGATGAGGCGGCTCGACTTGCCCATATGGAACGCGAAAAAGCTGCGCGGCCGCGTCCTGTGGCCTCAGTGCGCCCTGATCACAGTCTGGAAATCCGCCGTATTCTTGATGGGTGCGAACCGCTGGGGGGCAGCTTGGCCGAGGCCTATCTGTGCTCACGTGGGCTGAAGGCACCGGATACGCCAGACCTGCGCTACCATCCCGACCTCACGGATTACGACAGCCGCCGTGGCTGGCCGGGGATGGTTGCGATCCCGCGTTTGGCAAATGGTGAAACAGTCGGTGGCATCCATCGCACCTTCCTGCTCGATGATGGCAGTGGCAAGGCGCCGGCAGGAAAGAAGATGTTGGGCATGATCGCCGAGGCGGCGGTGCGGCTGTTTCCGATGCCGGAAGATGGTCATCTTGGCGTCGCTGAGGGCATCGAGACCGCGCTGGCCGCGCAGGCAATTTTTGGCACGCCGGTCTGGGCGGCGCTGTCGGCAGATGGGATGGCACGGTTCAAATGGCCCGAGGGCACACATCGCGTCACCATCTATGCTGATGCGGGTGATGCAGGGCGTCAGGCCGCCGCCACGCTGTCGGACCGGTTGAACATGGCCTATATCCCAAACCGGATCGTGGTCCCGTTGCATGGTGATGATTTCAACGACGATCTGCTGAAAGGGGCCGCGAGGGCAGATTACGACAGTGCGGAAATCACGTCTGAGGGCTCGTCCACCGCTGATAACACCGCAACGGCAACCTCCACCACGGATCCGGAAAGTGCCACCGATGCTCTGGCCACCGCGACCGAGGCGCTGACCAACCCGCCCGATCTTACCAAGTTGGGCACGCTGCTGGGGCGCATCGTGAAGGCGCGGCTCGAGCCCATGGAAGAGCGCCATGTGCTGTCGCTGATCAAGGCACGCACCGGCATTGCTATGTCGATCCTCGACAAACAGCTTGGCGTTCTACGCCGCCGCCTGAGCAGTACTGGCGATCTCATGAAGCCTACGGCCCGCCCTGCTTGGGCGAACCGGCTGCGGCTTGACCTGTCGGGTACGCCTGAGCGCAACGAGGCCAATGTCATCACGGCCCTGAGTTCAGACCCGGCTTTTGCGGGCACCATCGCGTTCGATGAATTCCGCCAGGAAGTGGTCGTGCTACGCCCCGCGCCATGGGACGATGCAGACGTGGACCATCCACGCCCTTGGGAGGACGGTGACGACATTCGCCTCGCTGAATGGCTGCAGCACCGCGAGGTCAATGTCGCGCCGCTCGTTGTGGGTCGGTCGGTCGGTGCCGTCGCGCGTGAGACCCGCATTCATCCAGTGCGCTCCTATCTGGAAAGCCTGCGATGGGACGGCACGCCGCGCCTTGAGACTTGGATAAGTCGTTACCTCGGTGCCGACCCAACCAACCTCATTCATGCCATGGGCAGCCTGTGGCTGATCTCGGCCGTTGCGCGCATCTATCGCCCTGGCGTCAAGGCTGACCACATGCTGATCCTTGAAGGTGAGCAAGGCGCACGCAAATCGACCGCGCTGAAAATCCTGGCAGGCGAGGACTGGTTTACAGACGAGTTGCCCGACCTCGGCTCCAAAGACGCAGCCATTCACCTGCAGGGCGTCTGGATTGTCGAGATCGCTGAACTCGACGCAATTGGTCGCGCTGAAGTCTCGCGGATCAAAGCGTTCCTGACGCGCACCACGGACCGGTTCCGCCCGCCTTATGGCCGCCACACCGTCGAGATTAAACGCCAATGTGTGTTTGCCGGCACTGTAAACCCGGACACCTATTTACGCGATGAAACTGGCAACCGTCGGTTCTGGCCGATCCGCTGTGGTGCCATCGACATTGACGCCTTTGCTTGCGATCGCGACCAGCTATGGGCCGAGGCCGTGGCCCGGTTCAAAGATGGGGCCATCTGGTGGATCGAGGACAAGGAACTGCTGAAGTCTGCGCGCGATGAGCAGGACAAGCGCTACCAGTCCGACGCATGGGACGGGCTGATCGAGCATTGGCTGACACACGAGGTCCGCATTGTTGGCGATAGCTATGCGTCCTTTGATCCGCCCCGGCGCGAAAGTGTGCAACGCCGCGAACCACTGAGCGATGTGTCTGTTGGGGAGATTTTGGAGGAGGCCATTGGCGCTGAGCCAACAAGGTGGTCTCGGATTGATCAGATGCGGGTTTCTGGATACCTCAAGAAAAGCGGGTGGGAACGCTATCAGCGTCGTGAAGATGGCGCGAGAGAATGGCGATATCGTAGGCCGGCAGACTAACGCCAACAAAGCGTTTCACGCACGATTGGAAAGGGCATCTTGATGGATGCCCTTTTTATTTGTCACCAACCTGCGACTGTCACCAACCTTAGGCATGGATGGTGACAGAAAAAAGTTATTGAAATCAATCGTGTCACCATTGTCACCAACCTAACGGCGAACTTCTTTCCTTATACATATACATATGTGTTTTGAGCCGAGTAACACCTTTCTCATACATACAAAGAATTTGGTTGGTGACGTTGGTGACAATGGTGACAGCGTTGTTTTTGTTAAGATATTCCTGTCACCAACCCCCTGAGAGGTTGGTGACAGGTTGGTGACAGGCAACCGCAACCTGCCCACTGGCGAATTTTCTTGTTCCCCCGAGTCAGGCGGGGTATTTTTGCGCTGACCAAAGCCGAAGGCCCACTCGAATTCGTGAGCCTTCACCATGACCGCACAAGACCTGATCCCGACCCCGTCGCTGCCAGAAACCATTGGTGGCGCGAAGACGATGCTTGCTCTCGACCTTGGCACCACCACCGGCTGGGCCATCCGTGGCTTTGACGGGCTCATCACCAGTGGCACTGTCAGCTTCAAGCCCAGCCGCTACGACGGCGGTGGCATGCGCTATCTGCGGTTCACCAACTGGCTGACGGAGATCGACCGGCTCTCCGGACCGATCGCAGCAATCTATTTCGAAGAAGTGCGTCGCCACGCAGGCACCGACG